TGCCACCCCTAGAGCCAGACTTAATGTTTTTCTTAAATACTGTAGGTTTTTTAATATAGTCATATATCCCACTAGCACGTAAAAACGATTGCTTAAAGTATCTAAGTATAAATTCATCCATAGTTTTTTCAAAAGATCCTTCGACAAAATCTCCGCCAGGATTTCTAACTGTTACAGATTTTCTGGTAAATATTGTTTTTCCACCTTGTGTAAATGCAAGAACAGATGACCTTTTAGGAGATATTGTTACAGGAATTCCATTTTCCATAATCTTTGCTTTATTATAAAATGGAACGTTTGAATCTTCTTTGACAGTTCTTGATTGACTAAATGTTGAATTAATGCTTAATCCAAGGTTACTAACGGTATATCTTATGTCAAAAAGTCTTGCACTTGGACTTCCTGTTTGATACCATTCATACACATGGTGTAGTGCAGAAGGATTTCCTCTTGCAGAAACATCAACGTAGGCTGATAAAGCCCCTATTGTTCCAGCACCTAAGTTTTGTAAAAAAATTCTTTTGCCCTTGTTTACCCCATCTAAAAATCCCATGGCATACTGAACAATATTATTCATTTGTTTGTTAAAAGTTTGTGTGTTTGTTCTAACTATCATTAGTCACCTACGGTCTGGTTTTCTGCTCTACGCAAAACCATCTTGTAGTATTCTACTGATTGAAATGGGCCACTAAATGGCTCTACTGTTGCTACTTCATAAATTGTTCCACGGCCTGATCTAGCGCCTGCTGTTTCTCTGTATATCAAAGAATCGTCTGTACTACGAATATTTGCTATTAAAATGTTTGTAATTGCGTTATCTGCGTTTGTTGAAGATGTTCTTGGGTCATTCCTAGTTCTAGCAATAAGTTTATTTTCGTAATGTAAAAATGTTTCTGGCTTGATATCTTCTGTACCCGCCCCACCTACGGATGTGGCATTACAACTAATTGTTCTATCGTATACCCAGTCTTTTGTTGCTTGTCCGTATTGAGTCTGTTTAATAATAGGATGATAAACATCAGCCTTCATTGGATAAAGAAAGTCTGTTCCTGAAACACATTCCACTATAACACTCCTGGGCGTATAATCGTTTCTTTATATTTATCTAGTATTTTATCTACTAATATATTTCCAGTGCCCTCTGTAAATCCTTTAGCATATTCAATTTTAAACTGGTCTGTACTATAGTTTTTAACATATCTCTTGTAGTAGTCTAACCTTCCACATTTAATGTCGTCAATTAACATTAATGTTGCATCCTGAATGTCATAAGGGACAACTCTGTATCCTGTTTCTGCCAGGATAATGTAATCTGCGCCTTCTGAAAATGCAACACCTGGAACAACAGTTTGAGTGTTTCCGCTATCTTCTGTATCATACAAACTCATAGAGTCAGATATGCCTAGAGGTATGCGAGAATATCTTCTTTCTGCACGGTTTATAGAGTCAACGTTTTCAAGTGGATCTTTAGTGATTGCTGTTTTGTCTTTAGTTATAAAAAATGTATAATCTGTTAAAGCAGGGCCTTCTGCATTTTCTATGTCGTATACAAGTTCTGCATTTTCATATATCTTTAAAAGTTTATGTGTTCTTTTCCAAAGCGGTAAATAATCATTACCTTGACCAACAACTTCTAAGTAAGTTCTATCATAATAAAATCCACCAACAATGCTATCAATTATTGATCTTGCTAAATCTTCATATCCTGTATATAAGGCTATATCTGTTGCTGTACCAGATGTGGCAAGGGAAGCGGGGTCTACATAAGGTCTCATAATTTCTAAATTATCTTCTACAACAATATCTCCACGAACAAGGTTTGCTCCAGAAGATCCGCCATCTTCATAAATTGTTAAAGCATATGATTTATCATATCTAACAAAATCTCCGCTTAAGGAATAGGTTATTTTTTTATTTGCATTAGATGTGACAGATTCTTCAATCTCTGTTAACTCTGCAACGTTTTCAATAACAATTATATAGTCAGCGTTAGCATCTGGAACTGTATAAGTTACAGAAAGTGGGTATGGGGGAAGACGTAATATCTGCATTTTTATTTACCGTAGTATGAGGCTACTTCTTCTGGTGGTGCAATTCGTACCAGTTTGTGTGTTAGCCACTTTTCCGATGCCTCCTTTGAGACTATGTTATATCCCACTTTTAAAGCCCCTAAATTATCCATGTGTAGATTTTTTTGTGAATATAGTGCTACCTTGTTTACTAATGTTTTTGCTTTGTTTACTTCTTCTACTAACTCTTCTGTATTTTTTGGTGGAATCCAACTAGCAAGAATTTCTAATATTTCAAGTTTAGTATTTGCATCAAATAGTTCAATATTATTTTTCTTTGCATATGCCTTTAATGCCATTACGGTTTTAGTTGATAACTCTTCAATTGTTAAATTCATAAATCTCCTATGCTTATTTGTAATTATACCAGAATAAGAATAAGGAGGGTAGTTTTTACGCTACCCTCCCTAATATTTGATCTTTTAGATCTTAGGAATCAGCACTATCTGAGTCAACATAAGCGACTGCATCTAGTTCTTCCCATTGGATACCAAAGCGTACGAATACTGTGTATTCGATAGTGTCTTTCTTTGGCTTGTATTCACGGTTTACAGTGATGTCTCTTTGGAAGCCCCATACACGGTTCTGAGGGAATGTCAAATCGACATAACCTGCAGGGTAGTAAGGAACCTCAAGAACATCTACGCCAAGAACACGAGTTGTACGTGAGTTGCCAGTAGTCTGTGCACCACCATCAAGGAATGCTTGACGATTTGCTTCAGTGCTTCCTGGACGGTTAGCAAATGCTTCTGCAACTGCATCAGCAAGTGTACCGTTGTTACGAACAATACCAGCAAAAGCATCAGTGCCTGCGTAGAACTTAAGGTTTGACTTAAGTGCACGGTACTTACGAGGCATTGCTAATAGCAAGCCTTGCATTACTGATGTTGTGTAGTTATTGTCTGCAACTGTTGCAGCATACTCGTGAGCGTCGTTTCCAACTGTCAAGCGAGTTTGCTTGATAAAGCCAGGCATGATTGAAAGGAAGGCATCTGCGCCTGTTCCTAAACCATTGATAGCAAGATCTTCAATATCGTTTGCGAAAGCATTGGTCATCAAGCGAACTAGATGATCTTCAAGTGCTCCACCTTCAATATTGTCTTCAAGTGCTTCTGTTGATACTTCCCAATCAAGACGAATCTTTTTTGTAGTAAGTTCAACCTTTGTAAATGTTGCGCCGATGTTTGTATAATCTGGTGCACCTTGTGCTGCTGCACGGATTACACGCTCTCCAACGTTGACCTTTTCGATCTCCATTGTGTTAGCACGCATTGTAACTCTACGACCATCTTTAGCGAGAACTGTTGCATCCCACACATAGTCGATGAAGCGACGAGCCTGCTCTGGTGCTAGAATACCACCTGCTACACCTGTTGGGTTTACTGCATTTGCTCCAGTTGTTGAACCGAACGCTGCAGTGGCAGTGTTACCAAGTTGAGATCCTACAGACGCTGCTGCTGAATCTAAACCTGTTGCGCCACCAATACCACCAGAAACGAATCCGCCTTGAGAGTTAATCTCATTGCCTGCTCCGCCTGATCCTGGATAGTTTTTTTCTAGGTCTTTATTTTGTTCCGACATTATTGTTCACCTCCTAGTGATTTTTGTACTTATTTAAATAGGTCGGTTGATTTGAGGAAACGACCGCCCCATAGGGATTTTTGAACTTGTGATGGTTCAAACTGCACGATCTCGCCTAGATCGCCAGACTTGCGGAAAGCGGTGTCTTGTTCTACAAGATCTACACGCTTGCCAAACTCATTGAAAGAACCCTTAACATTGTTTACTTCAGCAGATACGGCCTTAACCTCACCTGATACATTGTCAAGAGACTTACTTAATGCAACAACTTGCTCGTGAAGAGACTTAACGGTTGTTGCTAGATCGCCAAAGGCATTTGTAAGAGAATTTTTGATTTCTGCAACTGCCTCAACAATTGTGTCATCAGATTTTGCTACAACAGTTTCTGTTGCAACAACTTCTCCCTCTTCTGATTTTACCTCAGAAGAATTTGCACTGCCATCATCTGATTTAGCAATAGCGGTTTCTTCAACTGCTGGTGCTTCTTCAACGACTGCAGGGGCTTCTGTTGCTTCCGCAACTACTTCTGCTGGCTGTGCCTCTGGAGCGACCTGTACTTCTTCAACTGCAGTTTCAACTACTGCTTCTGTTGCTTCAGTCATAGGACTAACCTCCTTTGTAATCTTAATTGTACTAATGCCTTTAGCACTATCAACTAAGAACTTTATCATTTCTGTGTTATTTTTATCGTCCTTTTCAATAAAGCCAATGTTTTGCATTGGATTTCCTGATGTAGGACTTGTTTCACTTTCAGACTCTGAAACCATTACAATACCAGTTTCTTTGTCCCAAAAAACATTTTCTATTTCTGCCTTTGAAAGATATCCTCCAACAACATTATTACCATTGACTTTTTCAATAGATACGATGTTTGCAAGTTGGTTTGCTGGATTATCTACCAGAGACAATTCAAATAAATCATATTCTTTAATAATTCTAATACTTTTATTTAGTTCTTCGTTATAGGCATCGTCCCAATTTTTAATATTTCCACCAATTGAAAAACCAGTGTAGGTTCCGTCTAAAACTTTTTCCCAGGCATTTTGAGCGCCCTTAGAAACGTAAGCAGATACATACACTCCGCTATAAAACTTTTTAACTGATGGATCAAAGTATCGATCTTCTTTAAATGATACAACTTTTCCTACTGCTACTGGTTGATGCATTTCTCTCAAATTGTTTTTAAAATTTTTAAAAGCATTAACAGATGCCTCTGTTGTAACAATGTCGCCTTGTCTATCAACATTATCTAATGTTGCAAATCCAGATACAATTCTTTTTTCGATGTCTATTTTTGAAAATGGCATTGACATATTGACATTACTATCTGATACATTAAAGTGTGCTTTATTAGTTATACTCATAAGTTAACAAACTCCTTTTTGATAGTATGTATGAAGCAAGGAACATCATTTTATCTATATCGTCATTAAGCAGCCCTGCAGCAGTATTACATTTATGACATAAAATTCCTCTGACGCAATTAGAGCAAGAACTTTCAGTTGGGCAACAAGCATGATCATGATCTAGTGTAAGTCTAGCCATTGAGCCACAAACCTGGCATCCATCTTTTTTCATATTATCTATTTGCTGTGCAGAAAGACTTGACCCTTTTTGTGAGTCATAATGCTTAGTACACATTTCTTTCTTTTTTGCTAAATCTTTACAATTGTTAACCTTACACATTTTTCCATTATAAGAAAAAACTCTAATATTTTCGTATTGTCCTGGGTCTCCATTTTTTAAAAATCTTTTGTAATGCATGTGACAATATAGCGTTTTTTCACCATGACGGCGTTTATCGTTGTTGCAACCATTAACTGAACATTTATTTATTAACATATCGTTATCCATTATACCAAACTATTTTACAACTATCTCATTTATTGAGATGATCTGCCTTCACCCTGTGGGTTACGACCAGATATGGTAGTTGTAGAGTCTGAGTTGTTATTTGTTCGTTCTGTATCTCTTTCTCTATTCCCTGCCAAATTTGCTCTAGCGTCAGTTGCTTGTCTTGGAGACATAACAAATGGGTCATCGCCATCTGCTCTTTGTGGCAAGTCTAACTTCTCACGAGCCTCGTTTGGAGTCATAACCTGTGTCTTGACGTATCGCTCAATAATTTGAGACTGAGCAATTTCATCTGTAAGCGTTAACTCATTAAACTTAAGTTCAAGAACATCTGTTTTTTCTCTAATAATCTTATTAACAACCTTTTCAATATGCTTCTGTGCTGGACGAGATACCTGCTCTTTAAATGTACGATCTTGAGAAAGTGCAGCAGCAATTCCTGAATCAGATCCACCAAGTTTAGAAATAGGAACCTGATGTGCAATAAGAATGTCATCTCTGTTTTGTTTACGATACTCTTTAAATGAACCTTCTTGAATACCGTTTTCAATTGGCTCCATTTTAAATTCAACCTTGTTGGTATCTGTATCTCCAGGAAGCGGAATATACAGGGTTCTGTGAGACTGTGACTTTAATCCAGTTTGTAAAAATCTAAACATCTTGTCTTCACCGTCTGAAGATAATTTCGCACCCTTAAGTGTTACGATATATCTTGGAACTGCTTTGTTTTCGAAGTAGTCAATGTTGTATTGTGAAGCAAGTTGATCTCCAATTAATGAAGGCATTGCTGCAATAATGTCTGGAACACCATAAAATGTATTTAATGGTGAGTATTCTTTGTAGTGAATAATCTCATTTGGGCGTGGATCTGAAGTCATTGGGTTTGGATTCTTTGCCCCAAAGTTTCTAAAGTAAACTACTGAGTTTCCAATGATCTGTACAAACCCGTCATGTAAACGACGAACACGCATAGTTGTTGCAGGTATGTGACCAAGATATCCAATATCTCCAGTTACTGTTCTTCCTACTTCAAGGAATCCATTACCAGTTGCCTGAACATCTGTATAAAATTGCTCCATTGTTTTAGTAAAAGAGTCATCATCATTAAGACTTTCTAGCCAGTCTTTTAATTCAAGTTTTGCTCTTTCAATACGATTACGTGCACGGTTTACAGCGTCTTGATCTTCATTCATTTCAAACCTTAGCATCGTTCTATCTGCAATATCAAAACGGTAGCCAAGACCAACAACGTTTTCTACCTTTGCATCAATAGCAGCATGGTTAGCAAAAGAGGTATCATAAAAGTTAGCCAACTCATACATATTGTATGGAGGGGTAATTACATCAAACAAACCATATCCATTACGATATACGGTTCCAGGATTGATTCGCTTAGATCCAGAGTCTACTCCTGATGGTGTTGCGTTAGCAGAATCAAGGTATTGATCTGTAGCAAATGTCATTGCTTTTGTTACATTCCTCGTAGTTTTTCTACGAAAGTTTTGATCTAGCCCAGTTAAATCTTTTAATGCTTCCCAAGACTTGTTAAATGGATCTTGTGAACTAAAAGGGTTTTCATCTTTTTCTTGTGTATTTAAAGCAACACTTACGTAATCGTTATTCATCTCCACCATACTTATCATAGGTTTGTCTTGCTGCTACCCAAGCACCATGATCATTCATGGAAGGAATTAAGCCATTCTTCATTCTATCTAGTTGCTCAGAATGTTCTTCCTCGCTAATTCTCGTAAGCCCAGGCACAAAAACTACACTGCCTTCTCCGTCATCACCATAATGCATGGCAACTTTCTTTAATTCTGCAATCTTAGATATGTCTCCACGCTCAGACGGAATATTTAATATGCTTCCACTGCCGTCAGTAAACCAAGAGCCACTAGACTTTTTATACACATACAAGCCCCAGTTATAATCTTTTTCTATTACTTTGCGTCGGACATTGCCAACTTTTTTAAGAATCTCGTTATCCATAACCATAAGTATAGCAGATTATACTGGAATCTGTACCGAAGTCTGCCAAACTGTATTCTGATATATCTTTAATCTTTCAGCATCAAAAATCATACCATCTTCATCATCAATGATAATCTTATTAGTTCCTAGGTAGGTCTTATACACGTCTGCTGGGCTTACACCGTATAAGTCTGATGAAGAAATTACAAGAACGCCTTCCCACGTAAAATTATTTAACCAGTACTGCCAATCAAAATTTGTTACCCCGTCTGTTTTAACCTGTAGCCAAGGTCTGTTAAGCGTACTCTGAACCTGCTGTAAGTTATTTGCTTGGTAATAGGCAACATTATTAAATATCATTGGTCCAGTTAGGTTAATAGAGCCTAAATAAGAGTCGAAGTTTAATGCTGTAGAAAATGCAATTCCAAGCACTCCCCATTCTTTTTTAGTTAATACTGGCTCTCTTACGATACTGCCATTCCAAAAATATGAGATTCCATTAAAGTCTTGCCCAGTGCTTTGGCTACGAGCAAAAATCCTTGCCCTAGATCCCTTTTCGCTATCTGCAACCATATAAAACTTTATTGTGTCTGCTCTATAGTTAATCTCAAATATCTCTGTTGGCGTTCCTGGGAAAAAGTCTTCATCGTATCTCATCCATATTTGAGCAGCACTTATTCTGTAGTTGTCAGAGTTTGTTTGATTAATTGGAATAGCAATTCCTCTATTGACTTCTGGATCAAATTCACCACGAACCTCTATGCCAGTCTTTCTATTTAAGTATAGGTATGGAGTGCTTCCTTTATATATACTAAATGGGTTTTTAGATTTGTAGTCATAATAAATTCCAGAGCGTTTGTATGGAAACATGTCAAGACCAAACCTGGTTCCAATTGGGTTAAACGAGTTATTATTCAATGCTTGTGATGCCAACTCTAGTCTTCTCAAAGCAATTGGTTTTGTTAGAATATTTCTAATATTAAACTCAAGATGATAGACAATTGCAATTTCATTAAAATCTTCTGTTTTGCTAGGATAAATTAATGTATTATCAACAACCTCAAACTTGGTGTTAGCCCAAGAAGTGTAATCTGCTATATCAATAATTCTTTTTGATGTTGGGGCAACGGTTGTTGTAAAGTTGCTTTGTGGTGAGTTAGCGCCTTCTGAGATATATTGAAAAGTAACGTAACTTCTAATAGAGGCATTTGCCGTATCGTATTCATAAAACTTAACGGACTTTTGTTTTAAGTCTTCATAGTTATTGTACCCACTGTAAAGAAAATTATCTAACTGAAAATAAGTTCTTTGGCTAGGACTTGAGTATTCGTCCTTCAATTGCTGATAGGTCCAACTGTTTGATACCGTTTCACTTTCAACTGATTCAGATGGTGCTGGATATCCTATATTAAACTGTAAAAAATCTAAATCATAAAATTGATTTCCAAGGTCATTTGCTACAAACTGAGCAAAATAAGACAGGGGCAAATAATCTTCCCAATATCCAGACACGCCTATGTCTAGGAAGAATTTGTTATAAGCCTCTGTTGGCAAAAGGGTATAACTTGCAGTATGCTCAATTAACGCTATAGCGGTTTCTTCTGTTGCTCCGCTTTCTGAAAGATCGTCAAATAAGACAAAGCCTTCTTCATTAAAATGTTCTTGTATTTCAATATTATTTAACTGTGTAGAAAATCCAACTGTATAAATTTTACCTGTAAAAGTTTTTTCTGTTTCTTCATCTCCTCCAACATATAACTTAAGTCCACTCTGGTTGCCAAAGAAAGATGAAATATTTTGACCAAAGAAGGTTGAGATTGTTTGAAGGTTTAAGCCAACCGCAAACAACTGGTTTGACTCAATAGACGGTGTAGTGTATACCAGTTGATCAACGCCGTTATAGTTTAATATGTACTTTACGATGTCTTCTTCTTGCCTTATAATAAAATAATCTGCAGTTAAAGAATTGTATATCTTTAACAAGGTTTGTGGCTGTAGTGGGCCAGACTGTGGTTCAATGTCACTTGTGCTAAAAACAGCATAGATAGATCTAACCTGATCACCTAAAATATTAAACCTTGGAAAGTTAATGTAGCACTGCTCTGATGACCAGGTATTGTTTGGCCTAAAGGTAATGAACTTATAAGACTCAGGCTGTGACTCATTGTATCCAGTTTGAACAACTTGGCAGTCATTGTATAAACCTTGCAAGGTTTTTGTACCTAAAAATATTTCAGGTAACTGGTATGCTGGAGTTGTAATTGCTGTGCTTGTGGTTACAAGGTTATCAAAAGATCCTTGTTGCCATTCTGCAAAATCTGGGTAGTTGTAGTTAGCAGTGTAATCTGCAAAAGCATAATCTATAAATGCTGATGTTCCACCGTACGCAGCATTGATTCCTTCTGGTGAAAGAACTCCCTGTCCATACA